GCCCTCTACCCGGGTCAGCGGGCAGGATTGGGCGTCCCAGTCGTTAAACGGGCCAAACACCGAGACAAGCACAGCGTTTGGTGCCCAGACACGAAAATAGAACCCCTCTTGTCCGTTCTGCGCATGAGGATGGGCTCCGAACCAGGTCCAGGCTCTGGTGCTGCGGCCGTCCGTAAAGGCTTCCAGTCCAAGATAGCGGTCATAAGATGAAGTTTTCTTCTCTGATTTTGGCATAGACACCCCTGAAATTCTCCGAAAATGTGTCAAAAATCACAAATCGTGATTGTTTACAATATTCCAACGAAAAACACATTCCCATTTTATATAAATTATACAACATTCCTTTGGTTCCGTCAAGGAGAGAATATGTTGTTTTCGCTGCTGTTTCATCGAAAAAGGAACCATCGAGCAAACAGGCAGCGGCCGGGGTTATCCCCGGCCGCCGAGGCCGTCAGCCGGCCATAAGCATACGACGCAGCAGACCGAAAAAAATCCCGGGCAGAGACAGCCGTTTGACCGCACGGTCGGCAACGATGGGAACTTCATCACGGACTTCCCCGTTCACCCGTACCGTCATTGTTCCCAACTGCTGTCCCTCTTCCACCGGAGCGGCAACATCGGAAGCAACGTTGAGTTCTGTGATGACCTCGCCGGCACCACTTCGCTCCAGAAGCAGGCGGCATTCCCGCGCCAGGCGAGGCTGAACCTGCTGCTGTTCCCCCAGAAGCACGGTCACAGGTGCCAGTGCCCGGTCCGGGTGAACTGTGACCAGAGAGTAGTTTGCAAAACCGTAATCCATCAGCGTTTTCGCTGCCTGAAAGCGATCGTCGGAAGTGGGTGCTTTCATTACGGCGGCAATCAACTCCATTCCATTGCGCTCGGCTGTGGCAGACAGGCAGTAAAGAGCAGAATCGGTAAAACCGGTCTTCAATCCGGTGGCACCATTATAAAACCGGATCAGACGGTTGGTGTTGGACAGGCCAAAGGCTCCGCCCCGGATCGTATCCATCCAGATGGTACTGTAGGTCTGGATATCCGGGTGATGCAGGATCAGCTGGCGGGACATGAGGGCAATATCATAGGCACTGGTGTAGTGATCTGCCACAGGCAGCCCGGTACAGTTTGAAAAATGAGTGTCCTTCATTCCCAGCTCTGCCGCGCGGGTGTTCATCTTCTCCACAAAGGCCGCCTCGCTGCCGGACAGATGTTCCGCCATGGCTACAGCTGCATCGTTGGCCGAGGAGACGGCAATGCATTTAAGCAGATCGTGCACCGACATCTGCTCCCCCTCTTCCAGAAACACCTGAGAGCCACCCATGGAGGCGGCATAGGCAGAGGTGGATACCATATCTTCTTTTTTGATGCGGCCGGCAGCCAGCGCCTCCATAGTAAGAAGCATAGTCATGACCTTGGTCACGCTGGCCGGTTCCAGTTTTTCATGGGCGTTGTTCTCAAGGAGAACAACGCCTGTTTCTTTTTCCATCAGGACGGAAGATGCCGCATTCGTCTGAATGCCGGCAGGTACGGCGCGGACACAGGGGATCAACAGGGTCAAAGTCAGAAAAATCGGCAGGATTCGTTTCATGGAACAGTCCCTCCAAACAGTTCATTCTGATAATGAGGATGCGACGGAATATCGTCTGCTATTCCGCCAAAAAAGAAAATTTGTGAACTTTTTGTGATTGGTGTACGCAAACGTGCAATTTTTACCCTGATCCTACCATTAGTGTGAGGTGGAATTTATGGGAAAACAATCGAGGGCTCCAACACGGGATGAAATCTTAAAGAAAATGTGCGACATCGCTCAGGTCAAGGTCAACGATGCGGTGCGTCTGGCCTACCTGTCGGAAGAACAGGCGGATGAACTTTCCAGCCTGGATCTGTCCGCTTTGACCGAGTTTAAGCGCAGTCCTTCCGGGGCGGTGGAGATCAAACTGGCAGACAGGCTGGCTGTACTGGAGAAGGTGCTGGAATTGCTGGAGGGTGACAAGCCCTCCGGAGGGGAGCAGTTTCTGCAGGCTTTTCTGGAGCATGGCCAGAACGACAGCTGAGTCAGATGAAGGTCAAACACTTTTCTCCCAAGCAAAAACGGCTGCTGCTATGGTGGTGCCGCAAGGAAGATCGGCATCACGATGCCGTGATTTGTGACGGTGCCGTGCGCAGCGGCAAAACGCTCTGTATGGGTCTTTCCTTTCTTTTTTGGGCCATGGCGTGCTTTAACGGGCAGGGGTTTGCCCTGTGCGGAAAGACCATACAGTCCGTGCGGCGCAACCTGCTGCGGGAGCAACTGCCGCTGCTGCGGCAGCTTGGTTTTGTCTGTACGGAGCAAATTTCGCGCAATCAGCTCACCGTCCGGTTGGGCGGACGCGAAAACGTATTTTACCTCTTCGGCGGAAAAGATGAGGGAAGTGCCGATCTGATCCAGGGGCTGACGCTGGCCGGGGTGCTGCTGGATGAGGTGGTGCTGATGCCCCGCTCTTTTGTGGAACAGGCCTGCGCACGCTGTTCGGTGGAAGAAGCAAAGCTTTGGTTCTCCTGCAATCCGGAGGGGCCGGAGCACTGGTTCTACAGAGAGTGGATCTGTCGGAAGGAATATCGCAACGCCCTGTATCTCCACTTCACAATGGCCGACAACCCTTCCCTGTCTCCCCGGGTTCGGGCACGCTACGAGGCCATGTTTCAGGGAAATTTCCACCGCAGGTTTGTACTTGGCGAATGGGTGGCCGCCCAGGGACTTGTGTACGATTTTTTCCGGAACGAAGCGTGCCCTCCTCCGCCGGAAGGTGAGATGGATCGTTGGTACATCTCCTGCGATTACGGAACGGTCAATCCGGCCTCCTTCGGTCTGTGGGGACTTCGGGATGGGGTATGGTACCGAGTGGCGGAGTATTACTATGACTCCCGCAGGCAGGGCCGCCAGAAAACGGATCAGGAATATGCTCAGGAACTGACCCGTTTGGCAGGAGAGCGGAATATCCGGCAGGTGGTTGTGGATCCGTCGGCAGCCAGCTTTATCGAGCTGCTGCGGCGGGAGGGTTGGAGTGTGGTCAAAGCCAAAAACGACGTGTTGTCCGGCATCCGAACAACCGCACGGTTACTGCAAAACGGTACGCTGGTCATTTGCAGCAGCTGCCCGGATGCCATACGGGAATTTGGCCTGTATCGCTGGGATGAGGACGGATCTCAGGATCGGGTTCGGAAACAGGATGACCATGCCATGGACGATATCCGGTATTTCGCCTCAACCATAGCCGCCCCCGGTGCCCACGACGTACCGATCTTTGCCGGAAGTGTGTTCCGAAAACGAATGTAAAAAGGAGAAGCACGGATGAAGTTTTTTCAAAGAAAGCAGCCCAAAGTTCAGGGTGCCGCCGTTCAGGTGAGAAACACCGCCGGACATCCTTTTGGCTCGCTGCATCAGTATGTGCCCCTTCAGGGAGGCGAAAGCCAGATCTACAGGGCTATCCGCGAGGCCGTTCCCATCGTGGACGCGGCCATTCTGAAGCTGATCCGCCTGTGCGGCGGAGTCAGCGTTCTGTGCGAGGAAACCCGGGCGCAGGACGGGATGGATCACTTTCTGAAAACCGTGCCTGCAGGCCGGGGTCAGCGTGGAATTCAGGCTTTTCTGGACGGGTATCTGGACTGTCTGTTCACCTGCGGGCGGGCTTTGGGAGAGATCGTGCCTGACTGCGAAGGTCGGGAGATCGCCGCACTGCTGTGGTGCGACCCGGCAAATGCAGAAATTCTGGAGGGAGAAACGCCGCTGGACTTTCGCATTTGCCTGCGCACAGCCGGACAGCCCGAGCCACTGCCCTGTCAGGAACTGCTGCTGTTTACCCCCTTTCAGCCGGAGGCAGGAAATCCTTATGGCGTTTCCCTGCTGCGTTCCATGCCGTTTATGGCGGAGATCCTGCTGAAAATCTATCAGGCCATTGGTCTGAACTGGGAACGAGTGGGCAACGTGCGCTTTGCCGTTGTTTGCAAAAACGCAGATGGAGACGAGCTTTACGCACAGGAGCGCTGCGAACAGGTAGCCAGCGAGTGGAGCCGGGCCATGCAGACTTCCGGTCAGGGTGGTGTGCGTGATTTTGTGGCCATGGGCGATGTGGACATCCGGGTAATTGGTGCAGACAACCAGATTCTGGACAGCGAAGTGCCCGTGCGCCAGATTTTGGAGCAGCTGATCGCCCGCACGGGAATCCCCCCGTTTATGCTGGGGCTTTCCTGGTCTTCCACCGAGCGCATGAGCAGTCAGCAGGCCGACCTGATGACCAGCGAGATCACCGCCATCCGGCGCAGCCTGGAGCCGGTTGTGGAACGCATCTGCGAAACCTGGCTGCGTGTGCACGGCTGGGGCGGCAGTGTTCAGGTGGTGTGGGATGACATTAACCTGCAGGATCAGGTGGAAGAGGCCAGAGCAGAGCTTTACCGCCGTCAGGCGGACAATCTGAAAGTGGAGGCAGAAGAATGAATGTAAACAAGCAGGCCTGCTGCGGCGGTACAGCCGCAGTAGACGAGCAGGAGTTGGCACAGATCAACCGATTCACCCGCAAGCAGCTGACAGCAGATGAGGTCTACACCTTTGCCGTACGGCTGTGCGACAACGAAGTAGATCGTGACGGGGAGCGCTTTGAGCCCGACACGCTGATCGGCCTGGCCGAGCTTTTTGTGGGCAAGACCGGTATCTTCGATCACAACTGGACCGCAGCGGGTCAGACCGCCCGCATCTATCGCACCGAAGTGGTAGACGATCCCGGTGTGCTGACCGCAGCGGGCGATCCCGGACGTTATGTGAAGGGCTATGCGTACATTCTGCGCACGCCGGGCAACGAGGAACTGATCGCTCAACTGGAGGGCGGCATCCTGAAAGAAGTCAGTGTGGGCTGTTCGGTAGGCCACTCGGTGTGTTCCATCTGCGGCAAACAGGCAGGCAGTTGTTCCCACAAAAAGGGGGAACGGTACGAAAACAAGCTGTGCTACACCAAACTGGAAGGTGCAGTGGATGCCTTTGAGTGGTCCTTTGTGGCCGTTCCCGCTCAACCCAAGGCAGGAGTGCTGAAAACAAAGGAAAAACAGCTGACTCTGAAGCAGCTGGCATGGAAGCATGGCTGTCAGGACGAGCTGGCTCTGCTGGAACAGGAGGCTGCACTTGGCAGAACGTATCTGTCCGGGCTGCGCCGGGAGGTGGTCCGTCTGTGCGGACTGTGTAAGGACGATGTGGATCTGCGCACAATGGAGCACATCGCCGAGAAACTGGAGGAATCGGAACTGCTGGAACTGAAGCGTGTCTACAGCGGACAGGCTGCCAAACGTTTCCCTGTGATGACTCAGCTGGAACATCACAGCAAAGCTGCGGCAGACGGCGGCATTGACGGCGCATTTTTGATCTGAGCGGAACCGAACTCATATTAAAAACAGGAGGAAACACACATGAGCAAGATTTCTTTTGAGGACATTGGCAGCCTGATTGCCACCTTTTACGCCGAAAACGGCGTGCAGGATGGCCAGGTGGTCAAGATGACCGGGAACGGCACCGTGGGTCCCTGCGGCGAGGGTGATCCGTTCTGCGGTGTGGCCGGTATGCCCCGAGCCGGCATTGCCGGCGTGCAGATTGGCGGCTTTGTCAAGGTGCCCGCCACTATGCCTCTGAACGTGGGCACGGTCGGCCTGGTAGCTGACGGCAAGGGCGGCGTAAAGGCCGGTGAGGGCATCACCGCTTTGGTGGCTGAAGTGGACACGGTGAAGAACACCGCTGTGATCTGTCTGTAAGGAGGAACTAAAAGATGGCATATCAGTTTGATAATCTGAAGCTGGAAAAGGGCATGTACCACGAGGCGGGCAAGAGCTTTACTCAGGTGCTGGAGAGTATGGATCCCGACCAGCAGTACAAGGGCACTGCACTGGAGGGTCTGGATGCCTTTCAGCGTCAGCTTAAGCGTTTTGACATCAAGGTGAAGGGCGCCGGCAGCGATGTGGTGGAGAAGTTCTTCCGCACTGCAGACTCGGCTGTTCTCTTCCCCGAATACATCGCCCGCAGCGTGCGTCAGGGCATGGAGGAGCAGAATCTGCTGCCTGCGATCACCGCCGCAGTGACCCGCTTTGACGGCATGGACTACCGCTCCATCACCACCGAAGCCGGCGGTGAGGACAAGAAGCTGCGCCATGTGGAGGAAGGTGCATCCATCCCCAGCACCACGGTGAAGGTACAGGACAATCTGGTCAAACTTCACAAGCGTGGCCGTATGCTGGTGGCTTCCTACGAGGCCATCCGCTATCAGAAGCTGGATCTGTTCTCTGTGACGCTGCGCCAGATTGGCGCTCACATCAACCGCATGCATCTGGAGGATGCCATCGAGGTACTCATCAACGGCGATGGAAATGGCAACGCCGCACAGGAGTACTCCGTTGCCTCCGGCGGTACGCTGACCTACGAGGATTTGGTAGACTTCTGGGCCAAGTTTGATCCGTACGAGATGAACACCCTGCTGGTGAGCAATGACATGATGGTCAAGATGCTCAAGCTGCCTGAGTTCCAGAATCCCATGACCGGTCTCAATTTCCAGGGCACCGGCAAGCTGACCACTCCTCTGGGCGCCACTCTGCTGCGCACCTCTGCCCTGCCCGAGGGCAAGATCATCGGTCTGGACCGCAACTATGCCTTGGAGATGGTGCAGGGCAGCGATGTGATGATCGAGTACGACAAGCTGATCGACCGTCAGCTGGAGCGCGCTGCCATCACCAGCATCAGCGGCTTTGCCAAGCTGTTCCCCGAAGCTTCCAAGGTACTGAGCGTGTGATGACACAGCGGATCATGGACCTGGCACGCACGCTGGGTCAGATCGGCGAGCAGGAGGAGGAGCTTCTGGCGACCCTGTGCACTGCGGCACAGGCAGAACTGGCTGCGGGTCTGCGGGATGGCATTGTCCCCGGTGACTGCCCGGAGGTCTTTGCATTGGCGGGTGCCTGGATTGCGTTGGCCGGACTGGAAGTGAGCCGGGAGGCCGGGCAAGCGGAATCCTTTCGAGCCGGTGACGTAACCGTCCAGAAGGGAAATGCTGCAAAAAAGGCCGGAATGCTTCGCGAGCAGGCAAAACGGCTGATGTCCGGCTGGGCAAAAGATCGACAGTTTTTGTTCTATGGAGTGTGAAGACGTTGATGCAGGAAAGTTTCTCCCGTATTCTGAGCCGATATGGCCGGGATATGACCGTTTACACACAGGCAGCACCGCAGGGCGTTTGCGTACGCGCCTTTTTGCAACCCATGCGAGAGAGGGGAACGGAGCAATCCGTTCCCTCTCCTCTGGGCAGAGTCAATCAGGATCGTTTTTTATATCTCGGCCCTCCTGAGGCATATCCGGGCACAGGAAGTCTGGTAAAGGTTGGTTCGCAAACCCTGCGGGTGCAGGTGACGCATCTTATTTATGCGGGCGCACAGCCCGTTTACCGTTGGGCTGTGCTGACGCACAGCACCCGGGAGGTGGTCGAATGAAGGCAGATGTTATACAGGAGCGCTTGGCTCAGTTTTTCCAAGAGCGGGATATCGAGGCAATCGCCTCATGGCCGGACAACGCAAGGACAGATCCCAGCCGTCCGAGAGTGCTTATTTCTTTGGAAAAGATGACCTGCACCTCGGCAGGTATGCAGAATTATCTGGGACAGTGGGTAGATGAGGCCACCGGTCAGGAAACAGAACTGTACGGCCAAAACGTACACCTGAGTTTCCTTCTGGACATTCTGGCTCCGCCTGAGACCGGGGTGCAGTCCTGTCGGGAGCTATTTGATCGCATGCTGCTGATCCTGCAGAAGGAAAAGCCTATCGCACTAAGCGTACAAGAACTGAACAGCGAAGAAATGGAATATGACGGGAAGGACGGCTTACTGAGACTGCGCTGTCATCTGGAGTGCATTGGCTGGCTTTGTACCCAGGGCGATGAAGCAGGTACCTTCCTTGACTTCACTTTGAGAGGAGACATCAACACATGAGCATCACAGTACATGAGCGACCGGGGGTGTATTCCACCTACACCGCCTCCTCTGCGATAAGCGGGAGCGCAGGAAAAAAGCGTGTCGGTCTGGCTGTCAGAATGGCCTCGTCCGAAAAAGACGTATGGACGATCAACACCTATGAGGACGCAGTTGCCGCCTTTGGCACCGAAACCAACAACAACGCAACCCAGTTGACCGGGCTTTTGCTGCGCAACGGAGCTGCACAGGTACGGGTATTCCCTGTGATTGGAGAGGCGTTGAGTGATTATCAGAATGCGTTTGCACGCATGGAGTCGGCACAAGATCTGGCCGTGATCGTGTGCGACAGCACACAGTTGGCTGTACAGCAGGCTTTGCGCGACAGCACACACAATGCTTCCAATACGCTGCGCGAGCGCATCGCTGTCGTTTCCGGAATGGCCAGTGAAACCGTGGCGGAGCTGGTGGGGCGCGCCGAATCCCTGAATAGCGAGCGTGTCGTTCTGGTTGCCCCCGGGTGTATCGACGCCAACGGAACAAATCTGGACGGCGTACAGGCCGCAGCAGCCGTGGCCGGTGCCATTGCCGCCGAAACCGATCCCGCCGTCCCGCTGGGTGGCGTTGAGTTGAAGGGGTTGACGGGATTGAGCCGACCGTTCAGCAACGAAGAGCTGGATGTGCTGATTCGGGGCGGCGTGACTGCGCTGGAAGCAGTTGGCGGCACGGTAAGCGTGGTGCGCGGTGTAACCACACGCACCACCACAAACGGCGCTGCGGACAGCACCTGGCGGGATTTGTGCGCCATCCTGGTTGTGGATGACGTGATTCCCACCATCCGAAACGCGC